TATCAAGTGGCCAGACACTAACGCAATGCGGCAACTTACCGGATCCGCTAGAAACATACTTTCAAAGTCTGAGTCAGTCCAGCAGTTCCGAGCCTTCACAACAGAAGCACTTGACTCATTCTTCAAGCAGACCGTTCTTGTCGGTCGTATCTCGTATATCCAGAGAAATATCCTTGATATGCAGATTCGTTCGTTCCTAACAGGATCATCGACATTATTCTCACACCCATTGCAATTTATCGCAACGATGATGGCAAACCCTGAAGGATCAGCAGCTCGTAAGTACTTAACAAACTTCTCACGCTTTGATAACAATATCTTTGGTACATCATTCCGTGATTTGATTGAGCAGTCAGACTCTGCAGGTTTCCGTGGTGCAGCACTTGCTGATGCAGATAAGTATGCAGCTATGATGAACCGTCAGCTTGGTAAGGGTGTTGGTGCAGGATCTCGTTCAGGTCTTCTACCTACCGGTATGCGTTTCGTTGATTCAACAGAACGCCAGTTCAACCGTGCATGGGCATCTGCAGTTCTTATTAACCGTGAGTCACAGATCAGCCGATTAGTTGCTGGTGGACTTGAAAAGGGAACTACAGTCAACGGTGTATTTAAGCCGACATTCCCAGAGGCTAAGGCTTTCGTTGAACTCAAGAAGGCACAGGGCATGACTCTTGCTGATAACTATCTAGACATAGTTACAGACTTCTTGGTTGAGACAAAGCGTGGTAAGCAACTGATTGAACAGATTGCTAAGGTCGATGAGACTAGCCGTGGTGTCTTGATGTCAGATGATCCGATAGTCGCTAAGCAAGCCATTCGTTTCTATCTAGAAACAGCAGGTAAAGCTATTGATGAGATCTCAGTAGGTCGTCCAGAGATTCGTAACTACATCGCTGGTAGCCCAATGGTTAGTGCAAAGGGTGAAAGACTTACAGGAAAACTTGGTTATGATCCAGCAGGTAAGACTGCTAAGGATGCATGGCTTGGTCGTATTCTTAACGAGTATCGCAGCACCGAAGATGTCAGCCAAGTTATTGGTCAGCTTCGTTTGCCAGCAGAAGACTTTGCTCAAGCAGCAGTTCTTAAGGGAACTTGGGATAAGGCAGCATCTGCCTTCTTCCGTTACTCAGCATCTGTTGAAAAGCGTATGTCTCTAGGGCCAGAGTATCGTCAGCAATACTGGAAGAAGATTGCTGAGAACATCAACCTTATGAACAAGACTGATGCCGAGAAGGCATTGGCTCAGGCTGAGAAAGAACTTCGTGGTACTACCTTCTTTGGTAAGCCAGCATCATTCCAGAACCCAGCATTGGTTCGTATGCGTGAGGGAATCAAGACTCTTGATGACCGTGGCATTGGACTCAAGGAGATGGACGAGTATGGCCAGAAGTTAGCAGCCGATGAGATCCAGAAACTTTTCTACGATGCAACTCGACAGAAGCAATATGCAGCAGCTTTCCGTTTGGTAGCACCGTTTATCTCAGCATGGGCAAACACCATGGGTGTCTGGTCTAAGTTGATTACAAAGGATGTGGCTAACACATTCCGTCTTCAGGGCAATGCTCGTGTATACAAGGCAGCTAATGCTTTCGAGTTCCTTACACATCCTGAGACTGGCGTAATCTACGAGTGGACTAACGCCAACTGGAATGACCCAAGCCAAGGCTTTATCTACAAGGATCCAACCTACGGTGATCCTCGTATGGTCATCCCTCTAGCAGGTGACATTCTTGGTGGCATGCTATCTATCACCTCTGGTGAGAAGGTACCGGGCATGCCTACATCGCTTTCCATCCCGTCACTTAACATGGCATTTAGTAACGAATTGTTACCGGGTGTAGGCCCAGCCATGCAGTTGACTTTGGGTAAGGTTGTACAGAATCAGAATGGCTGGATAGCAGATCAGCTACGAGACATCATATATCCGTTTGGAGCCCCAGAGCCGGGAGCCCAAGGCATCGTGGAGACATTCACCCCAGCATGGGCCCAACGCCTTCTATTCGGCCTTGGAATGGATAACTACGAGGCTAAGAACCTCTCTACCCTTCGTCCGATTATGACCTACCTTGCCACTACTGGTAAGTACGGTGAGTTCCCATTGGACAACACACAGACCGAAAAGCTTCTCGATGATGCTACAAAGCTGAACCGAGTCCTCGCCCTATGGCGTGGTATTACAGCCAACATCGCTCCCGGTGCTATTGCACCTCAGATCCTTGCTAAGGATAAGACTGGCGAGTTACATGTACAGGCTCTTATGGTCAATGACTTCTTACAGATCCGTGCCAACAACCCAGACAACTATGCACTAGCAGTTGCCAAGTGGGCAGATAAGTACGGAGATGCAGCACTCTTCTCATTGGTATCTGGATCCCGTGGTGGTATCCAACCTACTGATGAAGCATGGAAGTTCTACACAAACAACCGTGCAGATGCTACTAAGTATGCAAATGCGTTTGCCCTCTTCTTCCCCGGCGGACAATACTCACAAGAGTTTGCTAAGTGGCAGGAGCAGTCAGGTAAGCGTTTCAAGTTGACTCCAGCAGAAATGCAGATGGAAGCAGCTCGTTATGTATACACAGCCCGTAAGGCTAAGTTGCAATCTGATGAGGCTATCGCCGTTCGTGACGGCGAAGATCCTAAGTTGGCTCATGAGATTTACATGACTCGTAAGGAAGCATTAGATGCTGACTTCGGTGGACAACCAGACTTCCGTTCTGCAGGTGTACCTCGTGAGACTTTGGTCAAGGAACTAGAGCAAGCGGTCACAGAACCTAAGTTTGCAAATACTGAATCAGGCAAGGGTCTTGCTGAGTTCTTGCAGTATCGCAAGGCAGCATTGGATTCTGCAGCAGCTGCAGGATTTAAGACACTAACTGCAAAATCAGTAAGCAATGTTGCTGAGTGGTTAGACGAATCAGCGTATAGAATCATTGCTCAGTATCCATCATTCAGCGTTATGTACTGGCGTGTATTCGCCACCGAGACAGGGAATAACTAATGGCAGAGAATGAGATTATTGCACCGGTAGCCGGTGCTGCTTCTTCTTCAAGAGGCACTCCGTAACGAAAAGTTTAAGACACCTCAAGATCAGAACTACATCAAGACTTTGATGTTGCAGTCAGGTCTTTATGCTAACAAGAATGAGTTCCAGACTTCTTTCTGGAGTACTGCAGATACTGCAGCATTTACTGACCTACTGAAAGAGGCTAACTCTGCAGGTGGTTACACATGGGAAGAAATGACTCAGGTGTATCAGCAAGGTGGCAAAGCAGGTGGTGGCCCACAGGTACAGAAGTCAATCAACCTATCTGATCCAAAGACTGCTAACGCAATCATTGACTCAGCAGGTCGTACATTGCTTGGCCGTGATATGTCAGAGGGTGAGAAGAATCGTCTTCGTGCAGCTTTGACTCAGGCAGAACAGGCAAGCCCTTCTATTTCAACAACAACCCAAACAGGTAGTACATACTCAACCAAGACAACCGGTGGGTTGGACATGGCCGGTAAGGGTGAGGTTATCGAAGAGAACATCATGGCAGACGAGAAGCTTCTTCCAGAAGCCGTTAACAACCAACTCAATGGATATGGCGACATCATCGCTAGATTGGCGGCTGGTCAATAATGGCTGAGAGAGCTAAGGCTTCAAACGCTATCGAACAGCGTGTAAAGATGATGGCTAAGTCTGCATCTGATCGTGCAGAGGGTCTTGAGACAATCATTCAAGATGACTTAGTTAAGATCAAGATGATTAGTCGTGCAATCACCGATCAGGGTGGAAAACCAAATGCTGCACAGACTCGTGACCTTAAGACATTCGTAGATCGTTACAACTCATCTATTGCAGAACAGCAACGCCTTCTAAAGGAATCGACTGATTTATCTGCAGGTAAGTACAATGTAGATGAAAAGGGTCAGTTAACTCCTAAGACCCCTACAGCAACTGATTCAACTGGCGGTTCTACTGGCAAAGATTCAGATGGTGATGGCATCCCAGATTTAACTGACAACATGCCAAACTACCCTAACCCAAGCCAAGCAACTGGCAATGCAGGTAAGAGTTCAACAACTGCTGGAGCTGCTGTAAAAGATAAAGTTACAGGTGGCAATCAGACACCTCCGGTTGCTGGTAACAAGCCTCCAGTAGCAGGTAAAACTCCTGAGCAAATAGCGGCTGATAAAGTCAAAGCAGATAAAGCAGTAGCCGATAAAGCTAAAGCAGATGGCAAGCTAACTGCAGAGCAGGAAGCAAGACTTGGAACCTATGGATCTAAGTTCCTTATTGATTATTTTAAGACTGCCGAAAATGGCAAGTACAAGACTATCTACGACAAGCTTGTTGGCTTTGCTATCCAGAACGCAACTGGTGCCAAGGTTGAGGCATATCTTCGTGATACCACTTGGTATAAGGATGTCAACGAAAGAACTTATGCAGTAATTGGTGCATCTGCACTAGCCAATGGTATTAAGTTGGATACTGCTACTCGTGACTCATACCGAGACCAGATCCTTGGCAAGGTAAAGACTGCAGAAGAAATCGCATACGACATTCGTTTGAAGTCTATTGCTGAGTATCAACTACAGACCACTAAGCCAGAAGTAGCAAAGCAGATGATGGCTGGCAAGGACTTTGCCCTAGCCGCAGCTGACTACATCAACACATACACAACCAGCTTCGAGATGGCAGCATCTCAGTTCAGCCTTGATGATGCTAACTTCCAGACATTATTTAAGACTTCAACATCTCTTGGAGACTTCGATAAGAAGTTAAAGCGTACCGAGAAGTATTTGTCTCTTCCAAAGGTTCAGACTGCTATTAGCCAGAACATTGCAATGGTTAAGCAGAAGTATCGTCAGTATGGTCTTAACCTTACAGATGAGGCTGCATCCAACCTTGGTAAGAACGCATACCTTGGAGATACAACTACAGAGGCTATTGACGAGAACCTTCGTCAGCAAGCAATCAAGTTATTCCCGGCTTTCAAAGATCGTATTCTTAATGGAGAGTCAGTCTTATCCATTGCAAGTCCTTACATCGGTGCAGTCAGCCGAATCCTAGAGGTGCCAGAAGGATCTCTAGATCTAGAGGATCCAACAATTCGTAAAGCCATGATGGGTACAACTACTACAACTGGCGATAAAACATCAACAACAGTTAAGCCATTGTGGGAGTTTGAACAAGAACTCTTCAAGGATAGCCGCTGGCAGTACACATCCAACGCTAGACAGAAGTTAGATGGCATCACACTCGATGTCATGGGTAGATTCGGAGTAATCGGGTAATGGCAGACTTAGACTCAAGAGAGATATTAAGAAAGCTTCAAAGCGGTCGCAATCTTACTAATGAAGAACGAGCAGAAATTGGTCTGGCACCAGTTGCTACTCCGGTTAACGCAGCAGTCGAACCTATGGTTCGTCCGGTAGACCCTAATGCACCTAAGATGTTTGTTGGGCCAATCCCAGTAGGATCCACTCGTACTGAAACTGGTTATATAGACCCACAAGGTGTAGCTGTAGAACCAACAGCACCATATAAGTATGATCCAGTATCTGGTGAATTTACTCCTACTACTCCAACTCTTATCACAGAAGAAGGTGGAGACGAGCCACCTGCAACTGGCATGACAGCAGAGCAGATTCAAGCGATGCTTGCTCAGCAAGCAGCAGACTTCCAAAAGCAGATGGCTGCTATGCAAGCAAGTATTACTGCTCAGATTGAAGCAGCTAACAAGGCAGCAACAGCTGCAGCAGAAAAGGCTAAATCAGATGCAGTAGCAGCACAGCGTAAGTCAGCATTTGAAATTACTAAGGAACGCTTTACTAATGCAGGTATGAAGGAACTCGGTGATGAAATCACCGCCATCTACCAAGGTACAGGCGTAGATAGATTTGGTAAGAAGTTTGATGAAATCCCTACAACAGGTGAAGGATTCTATCTAGCACTCATCAATACTAAGTCTTACTATGACCGATTCGGAAAGGTTAATGAGGATCGCCTTGCTAAGGGATTCAAGGCATTAGACGAACGAACAATCATTGGGATGGAAGATGAGTACCAGCAGGTATTACAGGCTTACAACCAGCCAGCAGGATTCTACGATTCACCTGCCGACTACCAGACATTCCTTAAGAACAACTATTCCAAGGCAGATGTGGCATCAGCCCTTCAGGCTTCAGCAGACTTCGTAGCATCCAAGGATCCAGTAGTCCGTAAGGAACTGCAGGATCTATTCGGTATCGATGATGCAGCATTGACTGCATACTATGCAGATCCAGCAAAGGGTCAGAAGATCCTTGAGAACATTGCTGGTAAGAACATGAATACAGCAGCAGCTCTTATCGCTGGATTAAGTCGTGAAGATGCAACAGTAGGCCAGCAGTACGGTGCAGGTTCATTCACATACGAACAGAACCGCCAGCGTTACTCACAGGCAGCCAAGTCTCTTGAGACTACAGGCAACCTTGCATCTATCTACGGTGAGAACTTCGGAGCCAAGGAAGCAATCGCTGCAGAGTTCGGAGATGCAGCAGCACAGGCACAAGCATCTCGTATCCGTCAGACAGGCTTAGCAGCCTTCGGTGGTACATCAGCAGTAGGCACAAAGGCATTGAGAGCTACTGGCCAAGTCAGTTAGTTCTATCGGGTGATTGGCAATCTCCGGGGTTCAAGACCCCGGCACCCACTCCGCATCAGAGAGACCGGTTCTGAATGTGTGTACATACGGTAGTTGGAGCCAAGTCAATTTCCCCGAATGACTTGAGGCCAGCGATCTAACCATAGAAAAGGGAGTAGGACACATGTCCAATGAAGAGCTATACGAGGATGATTTCGATAACGAATACGAAACTGATCCTATCAAGCAACTACGCAAAGCCAATAAGGCAAAAGAAAAGCAACTGAAGGAAATTCAGGAAGAACTTGCAACCCTGCGTAGAGAAAAAAGAGAACGAACAATTTCGGAAGTCCTCACAGCTCGTGGGTTGAATCCAGCAATCGCTGAGTTCATTCCACAGGACATCGACCTCACGGAGGAATCGTTGTCAGCATGGGTAGAAGCAAAGTCATCAATCTTTGGTGCAGCTCCTGCTCAGCAAACCCAGACACCAACGGGCTTGCCAGAAGGTTTTCTAGACAGTTACAGCAAAGCACAAGCCACGGTAGAACAGTCCTTACCTGCTGATCGTCAACAGATGATTCAGAAGCAAATGGATGAAGCTGCCGCTAAGGGCCCAGATGCATTGAAGGAACTCTTTGGACAACTCGGTAAAGCCGGTTACTAACCCAAGAAAGAGGTATTGCTAAATGGCAATTACACAAATCTCTGGTCTCGGTAATCTCGTTCAAAATGCATATGACACATATGTACGGGCACAACTCCGTTCACTTCCAGTCATGCGTCAGATCGCAGATCTCCGCCCAGTAGCACTTACAAACCCAGGAACCTCACTTAAGTTCAGCGTTTACGCTAACCTTGATAAGGCAACTACAGCACTAACAGAAGCATCAGATGTAACTCCAGTTGCATTGGCTAACCCATCTCAGGTAACAGTTACTGTTACTGAGTACGGTAATGTACTTGAAGAGACTGAAAAGGTTAACCTTGCTTCATTCTCATCTATCGACACAATGATTGCAGATGCACTTGCGTATAACGCAGCAGACACAATCGATACCCTTGTTGCTAATGCACTTGTTGCAGGTACAAAGGTTAAGTACGGTGGATCTCGTACAACAACAGCAACACTTACAGCATCAGATGTTATCTCAACAGCTATGCTTCGCAAGGCTCAGACAGAACTCCTTGAGGGTAATGCTCAGCCACGCAACGGTGACTTGTACACACTATTCATCCACCCACGCCAAGCTTTCGACCTTCGTGCCGAGACAGGTGCTGGCGGATTCGTAGACATCCACAAGTACACAACTGACAACATGGGCAACATCCTTACAGGCACCATCGGTGTTCTTGAAGGATTCCAGGTTGTACAGACAAACCGCGTTCTCAAGACAACTGAGGGTGCATCATCTGCTTCTGTCTACAAGGCAATCGCAGTTGGTAAGGAAGCTCTTCTTGAGGCAAATGTTTACGATGTAACAACAGTCGTATCACCTCAGACAGACTACCTACGCCGCAAGTCAGCCATCGGCTGGAAGTACTTCGGCGGTTGGGGAATCTTCCGTGACGATGCAGTAGTTCGTCTAGAAACAGGCGGATCTGCTCTCTAGCAGTCACTAGTTGAGGGGGTGGGGCAACCTGCCCCCTCTCTACTAAAGGAGTAATAATGGCATTTGAATTTTATCCACCGCAGGTGATGGAAGCATGGCCTTTGAAGGATAGTCTTCTTAAGCGAGTAGTTTCTCCAAGAGGTGTAGCAGTACTTATTACCGGATCATCCATCGTGTTATCACGAGCAGTAACACAGGACGACACCGATGCAGCAGACTATGCCTACCTTGGCGGTAGGACACACAATGTTTCAAGCACAGAAGCAACAATGTTAACTTCATTAGGATTCCCCACAAAGACAAGATCAGAAGCAACAGCTCTATCTGATACAGCACATACGGGATTTTTAGTGGAGATCTAATGAAATGCGATCATGTAGGTAAAGTAGTTAAGTTCGGATATAAGTTAGTAGACGGACAGATGGAATCCCATGTAGATCTATGGGGTTGTTCTAAGTGTGATGAGACATCCACAGAACCTCTTTACGATATGGCAGATAACTTTACTGTTAAAGAGCCATGCAAGAAAGATTGTGATTGCTTTGGATGTAAGGCCAAGGGTCTTCAGTTAAGTACTGGAGATGCCAATGGTCGCCGTACTATGTCAGCGAAGGCATACGATGGAGAACTCAAGGCATACAGCGATGCAGTAAGACAAGGCATCGAACCAGCAACAACTAATATGAAAGATATTCAGGCTGCTGTAGAACTCAGCAACCTAGCAGGTAAAGCCTTCGACTCAACTGACAACTCATTTAAGGGATAAGCCATGACAACCATTATCGGTATTCAGGGTAAGGGTTGGGGATTGATTGCAGCTGAGTCTTTGATAGTAGGTGGAGATCAGAAGTTTATGGCAACCGGTATGGATAAGGTTGTCGAAAAAGGTGAGTTCGTATTTGCCTTTGCCGGTGATGCAATAGCCGGAGATATAGCTTTGCATAGTTGGAATATGCCAAAGATCCCACGAGGGGTTAACCTCGATAAGTTTATGATGACAGACATCTTGCCATCGTTAAGACAAGCCTATGCAGACTATGGGTACGACCCAGCACCAAAGACTGCAGACAATGATCCTAAAGCAGAAGCAGGGTTTGATGCCCTGCTATGTGTTAAAGGCAGGATCTACCAGATTGACAATGATTTCTCTTGGGTAAGAGATGACCGTGGAATCTACGGTATTGGATCCGGTGGATCCTATGCACTTGGTGCATTAGCCCGAGCAACACTATCCCCAACGAATACAAGAACAGCAGCAAACGAAGCTCGTAAGAGCATAGAAGTTTCCATATCGTTTGACATCAATAGCGGTGGGAAAATCAAAGTAATCACACAAAGGGAGAACCAAATGTCAGCAAAGGGTGAGAAGTACAAGTCAATGGCCGCCAAGAAGAAGCATGAAAAGATGGAAGGCCCTAAAGAACGCATGATGGAATACGGCAAGAAGAAGATGGTTAAGAAGGCTGTTGCTAAGAAGAAGGGTAAGTAATTATGCCAAAGGTAGGAAACAAAGAATTCTCATACTCAGCTAAGGGTATGAAAGAAGCCAGAATGGAAGCAAAGAAGACTGGCAAGAAGATGGTTGTTAAGAAGGCTATGCCTAAGAAAATGGGTAAGAAGAAGTAAATGGCTGAGAAGAAAGACTCCCGTCTAAAGAAGGCAGGGGTCTCAGGGTTTAATAAACCCAAGAGGACTCCATCACACCCAACGAAGTCACATGTAGTCGTAGCCAAAGAAGGTACAAAGGTTAAGACAATTAGATTTGGTCAGCAAGGTGTAACAGGCGATAAGAAGCCAACTGCAAGACAAGCATCATTCAAAGCTCGTCATGCAAAGAACATTGCCAAAGGCAAGATGTCAGCGGCATATTGGGCAGATAAGGTGAAGTGGTGAAGAAGAAAGCATTTTGGGATACGAAGAATCCAAAGAAGAAATCTACGAAACTAACACCAGCACAGAAGACACAGGCTAAGGCCCGTGCCAAGGCTGCTGGTCGTCCTTATCCAAACCTTGTAGATAACGCAGCAGTAGCAAAGAAGAAGGGTAAGTAATGGCGACAGGCACTAATGGAAGTACACTTAAGGCTGAGCTTAATAGGCTTGCTAACGGTGGTACATATCCTGCGATTCAGTCATATGTGGGAGTAGCACAAGCTGCTAACACTTGGGCTGGAACCACAGGACTAGACCTCGTTGGTGCCTTGAATACCAAAGCCGGTAACTCCCGTCCTAACTGGAAAGACCTTCGTGGGGTCTGCAATCAACTTGGTGGAACTACTGACAAGGCTGCTGCCGCAGCTCTAAGAGCGAGGTCTTCATGACAACAACATTTAATGCTTTAATCGAACGAGTCCTTGGCCAGATCCAAGGCTATGGGGCCCAGCAAGAGACTGCTACTTGGGTTAACCAATCAGGCGGTATATCTGCATCTGCTACTAGCTTCATTGTTAACGAAACTTCACAAATGGGTCGTGGGTTAATTGAAGTTGGCGATGAGTTAATGTATGTAGATCGTACAGATAACCTAACCAAGCAGGTTTACCTTGCACCTTGGGGTCGTGGCTTTCGTGGAACTACTGCATCTACTGCAGCTAATGAAACTAAAGTAACTGTAGCCCCAGCGTATCCACGCTTCATGGTTAAGCAAGCAATCAATGACACCATCCAAGCTGTTTACCCAGAACTCTATGGCGTTGGAACTCACACATTTTCATTCAACACATCTGTAATCTCTTATAGCCTTCCGGCTGAAGCAGACTACATCTTGGCAGTTAAGTGGCAGACACTTGGCTCATCCAAGGAATGGCTTGATGTTCGTAGATACGATGTCGATAAGACATCTAACACATCAGTCTTTGCAACAGGCAAGTCTCTTCTATTGTTCGATGGCATTGATGCTGGACGAACAGTACAGGTTACATACGCCAAGGCACCAACAACTTTATCTGCATCAGCAGATGTATACGAGACCGTAACTGGTCTTCCATCTAGCACAATAGATGTAATCACATACGGAACTATTGCCCGTCTCCTTGCTGGAGCCGATGCTGCACGAGTTCCTTCAACCTCGGTAGAAGCAGACATGCTCGATAGAGCAAAGCCTATTGGCTCTGGATCTGCCGCATCTCGTTACTTCCTCGGTCTCTACACTCAGCGACTTCAACAAGAAGCTGCCGGACTCCGTGATCTCTATCCACCTAAACTCCACTATACGAGGTAATCAATGGCCCAAAATAGATACTACGCCTCAACGGCTAAGCAAGCATCCCTTGCTGCATCAGTCGATAGCGTTGTCGAATCAATCACCCTCGACCTCGTTACCGGATTCCCATCTAACTATCCGTTCACACTTGTTGTCGATCCTGACACAAACAAAGAAGAACTTATCAAGGTTACAGGTGTATCTGGAACCGTTGCTACGGTTGTTCGTGGACAAGATGGAACGACAGCAATCTCACACTCAATCGGTGCAACAGTCCGACATGTGGTGTCAGGTCAGGACTTCAACGAGTTCTCAGCTCATGCTGGAACATCAGCAGATCCAACCAAGGCTGGAGTTCACGGTGTAACTGGTGATGTAGTCGGTACATCAGATTCACAGACTCTTACTAACAAGATTATTTCTGGTGCAGTAATTGCCAACGGTGGAATCTCTTTTGAGGGTTCAACCTCTGATGCTTACGAGACAACAGTTACAGTAGTTGATCCAACAGCAGATCGAACAATCACCCTTCCTAATGCAACAGGTACAGTCACTCTTGATGGTGTGGCATCTACCCTTACATCTAAGACAATCACAAGCGGAACCTTGGGTTCTGATCTTGCTGCTGGAACTTACAAGATCACAGGTCTTGGAACTCCATCGGCTAATACCGATGCAGCAACCAAGGCTTATGTAGACACAACAGTTGCAGCGGTAATTGATTCTGCTCCAGCAGCCCTTGATACTCTCAATGAGTTAGCGGCTGCCCTTGGCGATGATGCCAACTTTGCAACAACAGTATCTACATCTATCGGTACTAAGGTGGCCAAGGCTGGCGACTCTATGACCGGTGCCTTGTCCATGGGTAACAATAAGATCACAGATCTTGGTACCCCAACAAACAACACAGATGCAGCTACTAAGTCTTATATAGACACGATCTTTGGGTCTACCTCATCTGCGGCCACAAGTGCCACTTCAGCGGCTACATCGGCCTCTAGTGCCTCTACAAGTGCATCCTCAGCCCTGACCTCAGCCAACTCTGCAGCATCATCCGCATCAGCGGCTGCCACCTCGGCATCCTCAGCTTCGACTTCTGCAAGTTCAGCAGCATCTAGCTACTCATCAATAGTTGATCTAACTGGTGCAGGTCTTGTTCGTGACATGGGTGACATTACAAGCTCAGACACAACTACAACAACATATATCAACATCTCTACACTAGCTACATCAGCATCAAACTCTGCTTCTAGTGCTGCAACCTCTGCCACTTCTGCTGCGACATCGGCTTCATCAGCCTCAACATCAGCATCTAGTGCTTTGACATCAGCAAACTCAGCGGCAACATCAGCATCTTCTGCAGCCACTTCAGCCACTTCGGCGGCTAATAGTGCAACTGCAGCAGCAAGTTATATCCCAGCGATTTCCGGTGGGGTTAGCGGTTACTTCTTAACAAACAACGGAACCTCAGCTTCTTGGGCTTCCTTATCAGATTGGGGAACAATCTAATGCCATTCGCATTTCAACGCCGTAGAGGAACTACGGCACAACATGCATCCTTCACAGGGCTACTGGGCGAATTGACGGTAGATACTGATAAGGACACAGTAGTAGTACACGATGGATCCACAGCAGGTGGATTCCCTCTAGCTCGTGCAGCTGGTGGAACACTTGCTGATACAACTATCAGAGGCATTGAAGAGGATATAAATGTTGTAGCTTCTGCTGCAACTGGAACAATTAACTTCGATGTATCAACAGCTTCTATCTGGTAC